GCATGGTGACATCGCCGGGCGGTGTGGTGCTCGATCCCTTCTGCGGCTCAGGCAGCACGGGCCGCGGCGCAGTGCTCGAGGGCGCGTCGTTCATCGGCATCGACCTCGACGTCGAGTACCTCGAGATCGCGCAGTGCCGGATCAACGCGTGCGTGACGCCGATCGAGCGTATGATGAGCGCACCAGCTGCGCGGTATACCCTGGAGCTGCCGCGAGTGCAGCAGATGACCATGTTCGCGGAGGTGTAACGATGATCTCTCGAGTGCGCTTCGGTCTGGCGCGATGGCTGCTGCGCGCCGGTGGTCTGAGCATCGTGCCGCGCTGGCTCGACACGACGGTCCTCGAGCCGACGTGGCGGGCGCTGTCGCGCGACGGCTATCGGCGCAACGCCGCGGTGTACGCGTGCGTCTCGACGCTGGCGTTCGATCTGGTCGAGCCAGCGATGCGCTGCTACAACGCCGAGGGCGAGGAGATGGGCAGCTCGCCGCTGTCGCGCCTGCTGGCCAGGCCGAACGCGATGCACTCGCAGCGGGAGTTCTGGACGCTCCTGGCCGTGTACGCGGCCGTCGGCGGCAGCGCGTACATCCACGTCGTGCGCGATCGTCGCGGCGTGCCGGTGGAGCTGTGGCCGTACCACGCCGGGCAGATGATCCCGATCCCGGCGTCGGATCCCAACGCCCGCATGTGGATCGCGCGGTACGACTACGTCAACGCCGACGGCACCGAGCTGCCGGTGCCGGTCGAGGACGTGATCCAGATCCGCTGGCCGAGCGTCGACCTCGAGCAGCCGTGGGTCGCGCTGCCGCCGCTGATCGCCGTGGCCGCCGAGGTCGACGCGACCAACGAGGCGATGCGCTACGTGCGGGCGCTGCTCAAGAACGACGCGATGCCGCGCGTGGTGCTGACCACGCCGGTCGGCACGATCCTCGACGACGCGGCGGTCGGGCGCATGAAGGGCCAGTGGAACGAGCGGTACGGCGGCGACCAGCGCGGCGGCGTCGCGGTGCTCGAGGAGGGCGTCACCGTCTCGCGGATCGGCATGAGCATGGCCGAGCTGGCGTTCGACGCGCTGATGCGGGTGCCCGAGGCGCACATCGCCGCGGCGTTCCGCGTGCCAGCGATCGTCGCCGGGCTCGGCATCGGCCTCGACCGCTCGACGTACAGCAACTACGCCGAGGCGCGCGTCAGCTACACGCAGCAGACGCTGGTGCCGCTGTGGCGCATGTGGGAGGGCGAGATCCAGGCGGCGCTCGGCGACGGCTTCGGCGTCGTGGTGCGCTACGACCTGTCGACGGTCGCCGCGCTGCAGGAGGACCAGGCGGCGCGCGTCGAGCGCACGATCAGCGCGTGGAACGCGGGCATCATAACGCGGAACGAGGCGCGCCAGGCGCTGATGCTGCCGATCGACGACGCCGGCGACGTGTACGCGCTGCCGACGAGCGTGCAGCTGCTCGACGCGCAGCACAGCCCGGTCATCGGCATGCCGACGCTGGCACCGACGCCCGCCGCAGCTCCGGCGGACGACACGCCGGTCGAGACGCGCGCGCTGAAGGCTCCGGCGCGCTCGCCGCATCCGGTGGCCGACTACGTGGCACCGCCGATCGATGATGTCGCGGAGTCGATGTTCCGGCGGCTGCGACGCTACGTCAACGACCAGTACCGCACGGCAGCGCAGGAGGTCGACGCGATCGCCGCGCGGCGCGCTGCCGAGGAGCAGGCGCGCAACGTATGAGCGACGACTACACGCCACCGACGCCAGCGCAGGTCGAGACCGTGGTCGGCGCGCTCGACGACGGCACGGAGATCAGCATCATCATGCGGGCGTTCTACCCGCTGCTCCTCGAGCGCGCGTGGGAGAGCGCCGGCCAGCAGGTGCAGCTGGGCACGGCGTTCGACCTGCGCAACCCGCGCGTGCAGGAGACGATCGCCGGCCTGGCGCTGAAGGTGCGACGCGTGGCCGACACGACGCGCGACGAGGTGCGGCGCGTGATGTCGCTGGTCGACGCCGACGGCATCAGCTACAACCAGGCGGCGCGGCTGCTGCGCGGCGTGACCGAGACGCTCGCGGACGGCACGACGGTACGGCCGTTCGATGCGCCGTACCGCGCGTTCATGGTGGCCGTCACCGAGTCGGCGTACGCCTACAGCCGCGGCCAGGTGCTGGCGTGGCAGGAGAGCGGCGAGGTCGACCGGATGCAGTGGGTCGCGGAGACCAACGCCTGCCCGATCTGCACTGCGCTCAACGGCGAGATCGTCATACTCGGCGGCCCGTTCAGCAGCGGTCGCGAGGTGCCGGCGCATCCCAACTGCCGCTGCACGCTGAGCCCAGTTCTCAGCGACTAGTGTATACTGTGGCCGAGCAGGAGGTGTGGCATGGCATGGGTCATCGGCGCAGACACGGATCTGCCACTGAACGAGACGCTGCGCTGGGACGGGCCGGCGGCGGCAGCGCGTGTCTTCGAGCTCGCCATGTTCGACAGCGATGAGCCCGACCTCGAGCTGGCGCGGCGGGCGTTCCTCGTGTACGACGACGAGCGGCCCGAGCTGCGCGGCAGCTACAAGCTCGGCATCGCTGACGTGGTCGACGGCGAGCTCGTCGTGCTGTCGAGCGGCCTGCGCGCTGCGGCGTCGCGCCTGCCACAGACCGCCGACCTCAGCGAGGACGTCGTCAACCAGGCGCGGGCGATCATCGACGACTACGTCGCCGAGATGCGCGCGATGATCGACGACGAGGAGGACCTCTACAAGATCATGGCTCCGGTGCTCGAGACGAAGTTCGACGCGCCGGCCTGGCTGCGCGCCAACGCGCGACGCGGGCTCGAGTGGCACCGCGAGGGGCTGTCCGGCGACGGCGTGGTCGAGCGTACGATCCGCGAGGCGCGAGCGATGGCCGACGGGTTCGTGAGCGAGGACAAGGCGGTGCGCATGGCGGCGTGGTTCGCGCGGCACATGGGCGACCTCGACGCGCCGGCGGCCAACCCCGACCACGAAGACTACCCGTCGCCGGGCGTCGTGGCGCACGCGCTGTGGGGCGGCGGCACGCGGCGGCAGTCGGAGCGGGCGCAGCGATGGGCGGAGCAGCAGATGGCGAGCATGCAGGAGAGCGACGAGCGCACGAAGACGTGGCTCAGCACGTCACGCCACGAGCGCAAAGCCGGGTTCCTGATGCCATCGTCGATCAACGGTCGAACGGTCACGGGCATCTTCTCGGTGTTCGGCAACATGGACAGCTACGCGGACGTCATCCACAACGGCGCGTTCTCGAAGACGCTGTCGGAGCGCGCGGGGCGCGTGCTGCATCTGTGGCAGCACGACATGGACGCGCCGCCGATCGCGCTGATCGACTCGCTGCGCGAGGTGCCGCGCCAGGCGCTGCCGGCGGAGACGCTGATGCGCGCGCCGACGGCCACGGGCGGCGCGGAGGTGACGCGAACATACCTCGACACGCCACGCGCCACCGAGGTGCTGACGGCGATCCAGTCCGGCGCGCCGCTCGAGATGTCGTTCGCGTTCGACGCGGTGCGGTTCGACTTCGAGGAGAGCGCCGACAGCCCGCTGGGCGTGGTGCGCAATCTGCGCGAGCTCAAGCTCTACGAGACCAGCGACGTGAACTGGGGCGCGAACAGCGCGACCATCGCGGCCAAGGCGCGCAGCACCACGATGCCGATGGGCACGCTGCTGCACGCGCTGCGGGCGGCGATGAAGGCCGGCGCGCGGCACTCCACACGTGATACACAGCTTATCAACAGCATCGCCGAGGCGGCGATTGAACTGGGCGCGACCAGTGTGCGCCTGATCAACTCACCTGATCCCGACGAGGAGCGCGCCGCGCGTGTCGCACCCGCTCTGCCGGTGGATGGTCGTGAGCGACAGCTACGGGTAGCAGCGGCGGCACTGGCGCTGCTGAACGGGAGATGACAATGGACACGCAGCGTCTCTACAACGAGGCGACGGAGCTCTACGGGCGCGCCCGTGCGCTCCTCGACAACCCGAAGGGGCTGAGCGCGGAAGACTCGGCCACCTACGACAAGATCATGGCGGAGTTCGACGTCAAGATCGCCCACGCGCAGCGCATCGAGCGCGACCGTGCGGCGGTGGCGACGATGGCGGAGATCCAGGCACCGCAGCAGCGGCTCGGGATCGGCGGCAGCGCGTCGGGCAGCGAGGTCGAGCAGCGCCAGGTGCAGCTGCTGCGCCAGTGGTTCAAGGGCGGCGCCCTGACCGCGGCGGAGCGCAAGGACCTCAGCGCCGGCGTCGATGCGCAGGGCGGCTACCTCGTGGCGCCAGCCGTGCTGGCCAACGGGATCATCAAGTTCGTCGACGACGAGGTGTACCTGCGCCGCCTGGCGACGGTCATCCCGATGGATGTCGGCACCGAGCTGATCGCGCCGACGTGGGACACCGATCCCGCCGACGCCGACTGGCTCACCGAGGTGGCCAGCGTGACCACCGACACGGCGATGCGGAGCGGCCTGCGCACGCTGCGGCCCACGCGGCTCAGCAAGGAAGTGAAGATCAGCCGCACGCTCGTCAACCAGTCGCGCGTGAACATCGAGCAGTGGGTGCAGGCGCGGCTGGCCTACAAGTTCGGCGTCACCGAGGAGAAGGCGTTCCTCAGCGGCACCGGCGCAGCCGGGCAGCCGCTCGGCGTGTTCACTGCGAGCGCGCAGGGCATCCCGACCTCGCGGGACACCACGGCGTCGGCGACCACGTCGTTCACCGCGGACAACCTGCTGGACACCAAGCACGCGCTGAAGGCCGCCTACTGGGCGCGCCCGAGCACGCGCTGGTGCATGCACCGCGACACCGTGGCGCGCATCCGCAAGCTCAAGGACGGCAACGGGAACTACCTGTGGTCGCCGGGCCTCGGGCCGGGCGGTGGCATCACCAACGGCCTGCCGCCGACCATCTGCGACGTGCCGTACCTGGTCAGCGAGTACGCGCCCAATACCTTCACGACCGGGCAGTACGTGGCGATGATCGGCGACTTCTCGTACTACTACATCGCCGAGACGGGGCGCTACGAGCTGCAGGTGCTCGCTGAGCTCTATGCCAGCACCGATCAGATCGGATACATCGGTCGCACGTACCTCGATGGGCAGCCCGTGCTCGCCGAGGCATTCCAGCGTCTGAAGCTGGCCTGAGGAGGACACCATGGCACACACCGGGCAGCTCAACGAGAATGTCGAGGTCGCGTACGTCGGGGCGGCGGTGAGCAACTCAAGCAGCACCGACAGCAACAGCAGCCGCCTCGACATGCAGGGATTCGACGGCGTTCTGTTCGTCACCACGATCACCGACAGCGCATCCACCGGAGTGGCAACGCTGAAGGTCGAGCAGAACACCAGCGACAGCGACACCGGCATGGCGCTGATCACCGGCGCATCGGCGGCGGTCACCAGCGCGACGAACGACGACCTCAACGGCAAGATCCTGATTGTCGACGTGCGCAAGCCGCGGCAGCGGTACGTGCAGGGCGTGCGCACCAGCGCGACGGCCAACATCGCGTTCGGCGAGATCATCGCGATCCGCTACGGGCCGCGCCTGGCTCCGGCGGCGCTCTCGAGCACGGCAGCAGCGGCGGCTGAGGTCGTCAGCGGCGCATAGGAGGCACGGCGATGACCTACAACAGCTCCAACTATGAGGAACAGGGCGGAGACTCGTGGGTCGTCGGCGGGACGCAGACGGTGAGTGGCACGCTCACCGTCTCCGGCACGCTGGCGGCGAGCGGGGCGACGCTCAACGGCCTGATCCGTGTCGACAAGGTCGCGCTGGCGGCCGTCGACACTGCCGGCGGCGTGTTCGCGTGGGCGAACCCGGCAGGCGCATCGATCATCGTGCACTCGGTGATCATCGACGTGACGACGTTTACCACCGGCGCGTGTACGATCGACGTGGGCGTGGCGGCGAACGCCACGACGCTCAGCGACACGCTGCTCGACGGGCAGTCGCTGGCAACGGCGGCGAAGGTGCTCAACAGCGCCACCAACGCCGGCACCAACGGCTCGATGTCGCGCAAGGCCACGTCGACGCAGTACGTCACCGGCTCGGTGGCAAGCGGCGCATCGGCCGGGCTGGTCGGCAACGCGTACATCAGCTGGTCGCTGGTCTGACGGAGGTCGCGATGCCGATCACATCGAAGAGCGTCACGATCGCAACGACCGCCACGGCGATCCACACGGCGGCCAGCAATGGCTGTCGGCTGCACATCTTCAGCGCGAGCGGCGGCCAGGACGTGACGCTCGGCCCGGCGACCGTCGTGGCGGGCACCGGCTACCAGCTGCTGTCGACCAGCAAGACCGAGGTCGACATCGACGTGCCGCCGGGCGAGACGCTGTACGGCATCACGGCGTCGTCGACCAAAGCGCTCGGCGTCCTGGTCGTGGAGTACTAGCATGACACTCGGACTGACCGTGACGGATCTGCGCGAGTATCTCGACCAGGTGCCGGATCGCGCCGCGCAGCGCGTCACGGTCACCGGGAGCCCGACGGGCGGCACGTACACGCTGCTGTACCAGGGCGTCGCCACGGTCGCGATCGCATACAACGCCACGCCGGCGACGGTGCAGGCGGCGATCACGACGGTGGCGGCGACGGCCAGCGACGCCACACCGGTGACGGTGTATGGCTCGGCGAGCGGCCCGTATCTGGTGGTGTGGTCCGCGCGCTCGGCGCGGATCGCATCGCCGCTCAGCCTCGGCACCAACAGCCTCACGGGCGGCACCACGCCATCGGTGACCGTCGCGGTGGCGCTCGATGCGCTGCTGCAGGACATCCTCGACCGGGCCTGCGCGATGGTCGAGAGCGCCCTGCTGCCCGTCGAGTATGCGGCCTACGGCGCGGCCAGCGTCGAGACGATCCGCAGCGAGCCGTTCCGCACGACGTACTTCCGACTGCCGGCGCACCAGCACGGCAGCGTCACCAGCGTGGTCGAGGTGGAGCGCATGACCTCGACGACCGGCACGACGATTGACACCGACGACTACGTGCAGAAGGACGGCTACCTCATCGCCGCCGACATCGAGCACCGATGGCGCGCGCAGACACCGTACCGCGTGACGGCGGTGTGGGGCTACGGCCCGGCCCCAGCTGACGTGCAGCAGGTGGCGCTGGAGCTCGCCGTGAACGCCTGGCGGCAGCGCGACCGCGGACTGTACAGCGAGACGCAGGGCGTCGAGGGCGGCGGCTCGGTGAGCTACGTGGGCGGCATCAACGCGACGCAGCGCATGGTCATCAATCGCGCTCGGACGCAGTGGCGCGAGGTGGTGACGTGAGCGATCGCATCGACATCGACGGCCTCGACCGGCTGCTGGCCACGCTCGACCCGCAGCGCCGCGAGGAGATCCTGCACCGGCTGATCACGCGCGCGACGACGATCGTCCTGGCGCGCACCAAGGAGCGAGGGCCGCGCACGGCCAGGCCACGCCCGATCCGGTACGGCGGTGGCCGCATCTCGCGCGACATGGTGTCGGGGCGCTACACGCCGGTGCTCACCGGCAACCTGCGCCGCTCGATCACCAGCGAGGTGCAGCGCACGCAGCAGCGCGGCATCGTCGGCACGAACGTCGTCTATGGCCGCTACGTGCACAAGCATCGCCCGTTCCTGACGTGGGCGCTCGAGGACAGCCAGGACAAGATCGCCGCTGAGATCGACAAGGCGGGCAAGGCGATCGTGGGTGACCGATGAGCTACCGCCTCGAGGACATCGTCAATGCGCTGCACGTCATCTACGGCAGCATGGCCGGCATCACGGCGACGCTGCCGTACGAGCCACGCGCTGTGCAAGCGCCGCCGATGCTGTACACGCTGCTCGACAGCATCGAGCGGCAGGACGCGACGACGAGCGCGGGCAGCAACACGCGACTGGTCGCCGTGCGGTACCGGCTCATCAGTCGTATAATGCTCTCATGGCGCGACACCGAGCAGGCGGAGCGCGATCTGCGCTACTACGCGGACGCGGCGCTCGACCTGATGGACATCGACACGAACCGCACGCTCGCCGGGCTGATCACGGCTGGCAGCGGCGCGACGATCGAGACGATTGCCACCGGCTGGATCGTGGCAGACGGCAACGAGTACCGCAGCCTCGACATCACGACGCTGGTGCATGACAAGCGGCTGAGAGGGTAGCATGGCAGACAACTACGACATCCTGGAGCCGACATCGGCCCCGTCAGGCACCACGACGCGCACCATCCGCGCGGTCGATGTGGGCAGCGGCGAGCTCGCAGGCGCAGCGGTGCTGGTCGATACAGCCGGCGCGGCGCTCATCGGCCAGCTGGCGCGCACGGCGTCGCTGCCGGTGACGCTGTCGAACGACGACATCGTCGAGATCGCGCCGTATCGCGTGAGCACGTTCAGCCCAGCGAACCCCACGGGCGTCCACGTGCCAGCGCTGCCGAGCGGCGTCACCAACGACGTGCTCATCAGCGGCACGACACAACCGGTGACTGGCAACTACACCATGGGAAGCACTGTCACAATCTTTGTGATCCCGGTGGGTGCAGCGGGATACACATCGATCAGCATCGGTATGTTCTTCTCTGGCATGCCAAGCAGTGCAACTGCGAACTTCATTTTCAACACATGCACCAGCACCGGTACAGCGCTTGGCGCGTCGAGCATCTTTGGGCAACCAACCGCCGGGGGTCCGTTCAACATGTACCTGTATGCTGCGCAGGGCGCTACGGTGAGCGCCAATGCTACACTCTCAGCAGACAGTAACCTAACGATGCCGTGGAATGCTGCGCCACCGTACGTCTTCGTGCGCCACGGAACCGCATTGGTTACCGGGTCGTCGACCTTCACCATGGTGATCACTCGCATCAAGTAGGAGACTTCAATGGCCGTCGAGCTCGCCTTTGAGACGCTGCTGGCGTCGATCGAGTCCACGCGTGGCACGGCGATCGCTGCGCCGACGCATCTCATTCACCTGGGCGGCTCGGTGACGCCCACGCAGTCGCTCAACCGTCCGGCGGAGTCGCGCGGCGTGCTCGCCGAGGCGTTCCGCACCGTCATGACGCGCACGGGCGCGACCTTCGAGATCACCGAGGGGCCGATCGACACGCGGATGCTGCCGTTCCTGCTCAACGGCATTCTCGACGGCAACGTCACTGCGGCGACCACGCCAGGCGGCGCGACGAACAGCCGCGACTGGGCGTTCGTGCGCACGATGGCCAGCGACAACCTGGAGTCGTACACGCTGTGGTTCGGTGACAGCTCGGTGCGACAGCTCATCGGCGCGTACGCGATGTTCCTCGAGGCGACGCTGAGCAACGACGCCTCCGCCGAGGACGGCGTGCTGACCTTCAGCGGCAACGGCGAGTGCCGCAAGCTGGCGACGAACAGCCCGGCAGACGCTGCGCCTGCGGCGACCGCCGGCGCGATGCTGCCAGGCCAGATGATGTCGCTGTGGATCGACACCAGCTCGGGGTTCGGCACCACGGCCGTCACCGGGCGACTGGTGAGCGCGTCGCACACGCTGCGCACCGGCGTCACGTTTAAGTACCTCGGCGGTGGCTCGACGGCGACGCTCGACTTCGCGAGCACGGGCCGCAGCCGCGTGATCGGCATCACCACCACGCTGGTCATGGAGCTGCCCGACTTCACGCAGTACGACAACTGGCTGGCTCACGACACGGTCAGGGTGCGCGTGCGGCACAATGGCGCGAGCATCGAGTCCGGCTTCAACCACTACGTGCAGGTCGACACTGCGGGGCCGTTCGAGGCGCTCAGCTGGGGCACCAACGCGGACAGCAACCGCACCATCGAGCTCACCGTCGAGGGCATCTACGACAGCACGCTGACCAGCGACTGCCAGATCGTGGTACGTAACGACAGCGCCACACTGTAACGCAATCGGAGCATAGCCATGTTTGCTCGAGGAAAGGCCGCCATCACCGCGTCGGGCGAGGTCGCCGAGGCTGCGATCACGCCCGACATGGACGTCATCTGGATCCGCTCGCGCATGAGCGTCGCGGTCCAGCAGGCCGTGCAGAGCGAGGCGACGAGCGTCTCGACGAACCGCGTCAACGGGCGCAGCAGCACGCCGGATGTCGAGATCGACGTCGGCGTCTACCAGATCTCGCTGCTGCGGCAGAACATCCTGTCGTGGCAGGGGCCGTCGTTCGCCGGCGTGCCCTGCACGGCAGACAACATCGGCGACCTCGACCCGCAGGAGCCGCTCGTGGAGCGCGTGCTGCAGGAGATCAGCACACGCAACACGCGACGCAGCCCAAACGCCACGAGCTGACACTGCGCTGGCGCAGCCGGTTCAAAGGGCGCGCAGTGACAGCAGGACAGTACGACGCGCACATCTCGCTGCTGCTGATGGACGTGGCGAGGCTGGATCTGGCCGACGTGGATGACCTCGATCCCGACGCGCTCGACGAGATCATGGCAGCGTACGAGGCGCGCCACGACGAGCGCGAGGCGGAGCAGAAGCGCGCAGAGCGGAGACGACGCTAGTGTCGAAGTTCCTCCTGGAGATCATCGTCAAGCTGCGCGACGAGGCGAAGAAGAGCCTTGCCGACATCAACACCGGCATGATCAATGTCGGCAAGGCCGCCGCCGCCGCCGCCGCCGGTGGCATCGCGGCGGTCGGTGCCGGGCTGGTGACCATCGGCGACCAGGCCAGCACTGCGCGCACGCTCCTGCAGGGACTGAACGACGTCGACCTGACGGCAGTGCTGGACGATGCGCAGCTGCTGGCGCGACGCTACGGCACGGACACCACGTCGGTCGTGGCGGCCACGCGCACGCTCATGGAGGAGTTCGGGCTCACCAGCGCCGAGGCGACCGATCTGATCACCGCCGGCTTCGCGCGCGGCCTCGACGCCAGCGGCGACTTCCTCGACACGATCGGCGAGTACTCGAACCTGTTCGCCGATGGCGACGCCAGCGCCACCGAGTTCTTCGCGCTGCTCGATTCCGGTCTGGCGGGTGGCGCGCTGGGCACCGATAAAGCGGCGGATGCGTTCAAGGAGTTCGGCATCCGGCTCAGCGAGCTGGCGATGGGCGAGGGTGTCATCCTCCCGATGCCGACCCTCGATGGTGAGCCGCACAAGTTCGCCGACCGACTGGTGAGCGAGCTTGAGGACGCCCTGTATTTCACCGATCTGACCGACAAGGTCAAGGTGGAACTATATGAGGGCGTTCGCGACGGCACGATCAGCACCGCCGATGCGTTCAAGATCATCATGCCCGCACTGGCCGGCATCGAGAATGAGGTCGAGCGCAACATCGCCGGAGTGAAGCTCTTTGGCACGCAGTGGGAAGACCTCGGGCCCGAGGCGATGGCGGCGCTGACGATGACCGGCGACAGCCTCAGCACGCTCGGCGACGTGGCCGACACGGAGCGCGGCACGATCCAGTCGCTCGGCGAGGTGCCCGCGCTGATCTTCGACAAGTTCTCGCTGGCGCTGCTGCCGCTCAGCGATCTGATCCTCGGCGTCGTCAACGCGGTGATGGCCGCGGAGGATCCGCTCGCCACGCTGATCGACAAGGTGGTCGAGCTGATCCCCGGCTTCGAGCAGTTCGCCGGCAAGGGCGCGGAGATCTCGCGCCAGCTGCAGCCGTTCATCAAGTTGATTCAGGACAACCTGGTTCCGATCCTCATCGGCCTGGCCGCCGTCATCGGCGTGGCGCTGGTCGCAGCGTTCGTCGCCATCGCGGCACCGATCGCGAAGATCGTGATCGTGACGGGCCTGTTCATGGCCGCGCTCTTCGCGGCCGTCGTCGCGGTGCAGAAGTTCTGGCAGGAGTTCACCACGCGGTTCCCGGAGGTGCAGGCCATCGTCGAGATGGTGATGCTCGAGGTGCAGGTCACCATCGAGTCGGTGATGGAGCTCATCAACGTCATCGTCTCCGAGGCGCTCAAGGCCGGGCAGAAGTTCTGGAAGGACAACGGCGCGGCAATTATGCGCACCGTGTCGACGCTGTTCGGACAGCTCGGCAGAATATTTCAGAACGCGATGCAGATAATCCGCGCCATCGTCAATACCGTGCTGGCGCTGATTCGCGGCGACTGGTCGGCAGTCGGCGACGGGATCAGGCGCATTGTCGAGCTGTTCAACAGAAACATCCAGCTGCAGTTTCAGGCACTGTGGACGATCCTGGGGCCGATCATCAATGTGATCAAGAACGGCATCGTGAACGGCCTGAGCGCCGCGTGGAACGGTATCAGGCCCCACCTGGATAGCATCAGAATGGGCATCATCAATGCCCTGTCAGCTGCATGGAACGGCATCACAGGGTTTCTGACCTACATTCAGAACGGCATCATCGATGCGTTCAGCAACGCGTGGAACGGCATCGTGACGACGCTGTCCACGATCCGACAGGGCATCATCGATGCGTTCCGCAACGCATGGAACGGCATCGTGACGACGTTGTCCACGATCCGACAGGGCATCATCGATGCGTTCCGCAACGCGTGGAACGGCATCGTGACGACGCTGTCCACGATCCGACAGGGCATCGTCAATGCCATTGCTCAGGCCTACAGCAACATCACTGGCAACCTGCGCAACATTCGACAGGCGATCATTGACGCAATTCAAGGGGCGGTGAACGGCATTGCCACGCCGCTGAACACCATCGTGCAGAAGGTGCGCGATGCCATGGAGGGCGTCAAGACATTCCTGCGCAACACCTTCTCGTGGGGCGACGTCGCGGTCAGGCTCGGCGAAGCGCTGATGAACACCATCGCTGGTGCAGTGCGTGGCGCAGTGAGCATCATCGGCGATGCGCTGAAGAACGTGCTGCGCGCGGCGATCACGGCACTGCCTCAGCCGATCCAGGACGCGCTCGCCGCGATTGGCATCAGACCACCAGCAAGGCCGCCAGCAGCGCCGCCAGCAGCGCCGCCAGCACCGCCGCCAGCACCGCCGCCAGCACCGCCGCTAGGGCCGGGCAGCATAGGGCCGGGCAGCATAGGGTTGGGGCGCTCGGCAGGTGCCGGTGTCGTCATCAACATCACCATCGGCTC